AACCGGCAAACCAACTATTCCTGCAACATTACTCGATCTTGGTATCAGTGAAGGTACTGCAGGACAAGTTCTATCAACAGACGGCGCGGGTACTTTTACATTCGTAGATGCGTCAGCAGGCAATGACGCTGGCATTGACACTCACTTGAATACAAGTACTGCAGCAACGAACGAAGTACTTTCGTGGAATGGTACAGATTACGACTGGGTTGCTCAACAGGCTGGGGCAAGCTATACAGATTCTGACGCAGTTAGTGCAGTTCAAGCAGTAAATCTCGATATGGGCACAAACAGCATTACAACAACTGGTCCAATTTATTTCTCAAACAACTTCGCAGATACAAACGCACTTCCAAATGCTACAACATACCACGGTATGTTTGCTCATGTTCATGCAGAAGGTAGAGCATATTTTGCACATAACGGCGCGTGGGTTGGTATTGCTAATCAGTCTGAGATCGGTGGCGGAGGTGGTGGTTCATCTCTACAAACTCGTTCAGCTGCTACAGGTACTTCTACATCTTTGGCTGATGGAGCCTCTGCAGACGTAGAAATCACTGGCTTCAAAGGCTATGCCCTATTAAAAATCGAAACAGACAGAGCAGCTTGGGTAAGAATTTATACTGATGCTGCTTCTCGTACAGCAGATGCTGGGAGAGCAGAAACATCAGACCCTGCGCCAGACGCGGGTGTAATTGCTGAAGTTATTACAACAGGCGCACAAACGGTAGTTATCTCTCCTGGTACTATAGGATTTAGTAACGAAAGTACGCCCGATACAACAATTCCAGTAAGAGTAACAAATAAATCTGGGTCTACATCAACAGTACAAGTTGTGTTAACAGTTCTCCAGCTGGAGGCATAAATGGAAGAACCAAAACAAGAATGGATCGTTACTCTTCATCGTAAAGAGGATCTAGAGGATTTCTATAATGATATGGAAACTCCTGGCGGAAATCTGTACATTCCCGATAGAGAAGTAGAAGTTTCTAAACGTAGAACTATTTCTCGCAACACTCATTACATGCTAACTAGATCAGAAGTTGAACTTATAAAAGCTGATGATAGAGTTTGGGATGTTGAGTTAGCAGAATTGGTTGACATTACGATAAGACCAGCCTATACTATTACAAACGGGCAGTTCAGTAAATCTTGGTCTACGAATGCAAGCCATATTAACTGGGGATTACTTCGTCAATCAGAAACATCTAATAGAGCCAACTGGGGTGATGGTGGAACAACAACAGTCACTTCAGATTTAACTATTACGGCTTCAGGGAAACACGTTGACGTTGTAATTGTAGATGGACATATTGATCCTGCTCATCCAGAGTTTGCAGTAAACCCAGATGGATCCGGCGGTTCAAGAGTGATACAGTATAACTGGTTCCAAAACGATATTGGATCTGGTACTGGAACTTATACTTATGACCGTTCTGGATCTTATACAAATGCAATAGATGAAGACGATAACAATCATGGATGTCACTGTGCCGGAACAGTAGCAGGAAACACTCAAGGCTGGGCTAGAGATGCTAATGTTTATAATCTTAGTCCATATTCTACTAATCCAAACTGGAATACTAATGGTTACAGCTCATCTACTTATTGGGATTATATTAGAGCATGGCACAACGCTAAGCCTATTAATGCCGCAACTGGAAGAAAAAATCCTACTATCACAAATAATAGTTACGGATCTTCAATTACTCCCGGAGACAACAACTTTGGTAATGTAACTAGAACTATTTACCGTGGTACAGATTTTAATCCTGGCAGAGACATGACGTTGTCAGAATTAAACACCCGTGGTTTTGGTAATAGCTCATTAACAGGATATGCGTTTCCAAACTATTTTACATCAAGACAAGCAGACATTCAAGATGCGATAGATGATGGAATTATTATTGTAGCATCTGCTGGCAATGAATATTGGAAAATTTGTACTCCAACAGATCAGGACTATAATAATCTTTGCTACTTAACTTATTATGGCTTTACTTACGCCTTCTATTATAATAGAGGAACAGGATCGGGTGCTGGATACGCTCCTGTTATTGTCGTTGGAGCAACAGGCAACGATAATAATGAAGATAAAGCAACGTTTAGTAACTGTGGAGATCAAGTAGATGTCTACGGTGCTGGTGAAGCAATTCAAAGCTCAGTGCATAGTGGCGGAACCACTGATCCAAGAAATTCTAGTTATAGATTAGCCAAGTATCAGGGTACAAGCATGTCAGGACCTCAGGTTGCTGGTATACTTGCTATATTAGCAGAATCATGGCCCAATATGACTCAAGCCGAAGCCCATGCATGGATTATAGATAATGCAAATGAGAATCAAATGTTTGATTCTGGAACTGACGACCCAACAGATTGGCAAAGTTTAAGAGGCGGTGCAAATCTTTTTGCTCGTTGGTTTAATCAAAGACCAGAATCAGGCACCAGCTTCCCACAGAAAAATTTTAGACCTAGAACTTCTTCAGGAAGAGTCTATCCACGTCCTAGAATCAGAAGAAGAGGCTAGAAATGTTTATAAATATTGTAAAACAGCGAGATTGATATGGGCGAAGTAGTAACCACAAGATTAAAAGCTGACAATTTACGTCTATTTGATAAAGAAGTCAGAGATAATAATTTATATGTTTTTGTTTCGGCGGTAACAACCGAGACAAATACACGCCTGAGCGCTGTTAACTCTATTCAAAATAAAAATTTATTTTTAGAAAAAACACTGTTTGGTAAAAAGATCTTCCCTAACGATATTCGCTATATGATTAAGTACCATGCTTGGCAAAAAGATCAAGTATATGTGCAATATGACGATACAGTAGATCTAGAAGATAAAAAGTTTTATGCTGTAGTTGGTCCAAACAATAATGACACTGGAGACTATAGAGTTTATAAGTGTTTGTTTAATAATTTTGATTCTCCATCATTGAATCCACCTAACTACAACTCACAAACAGAAAACCAAATCTATAGAACTGCAGATAAATATGTCTGGAAGTTTATGTTTGTGATTTCTGAATCTGATTTTGAAGCTTACAATGCTTCTGGTTATATTCCGCTTATTGGTGTTACAGATTCAGATCCTTTAGCAAATACTCAGGTAGAAGTTACGGGTTCTTCTATCAGTGATATCTTTGTAACAAACCCGATTGAGAATGCTGGCTATCCTTTCGTATCCGGTATATTTGCGTCTGCTCCTCCAAATAACAGTGAGGTAAGAGTAAGATCAGCTAACCTAAGTCAAACAAACGGTTACTACGTGGGAATGTCTTTATATTGTACAGATCCAGGCGGTGTATCACGCTTGTATACTATTACTGATTATCAATATATTTCTCAATCGTCGGACGGTCAAGCTGTTGGTAGAGTTACAATCAGTGATGGCGATTTCCTTTCTGCAGTAGGTGGAAATAACTTTGCATCAAACTCATCATTCTCTATTCAGCCTCAGGTTGTAATAAGAGGAGATGGATCTGGCGCAGTTGCAAAAGCAAATGTTGTCGGAGGAAATATTTCTTCGGTTACTATTCTAGATTTTGGTAGTGGTTATCACCAAATTGAAGCAGAGATCAAAGATCCTCTTTATGAGTTCGATCCTGGCGCCGCTGGATCTACTGACGTTCGTTGTTTACTTAGACCAGTTCTTTCTCCTATTGGAGGACACGGTTTCGATTTGATTGACGAGATGCACTGCAGACATATTTTGCTATATGCATATGTTACAGAGACAGATAACAATCAAATTGGTCAAACAAACACGTTCTCATACATTGGTGTTGTAAAAAATCCAGAGTTTAGAGACGCGAATAACGATGTACTCCCAGCAAACAGCACACCAGAAATTTTTGATAATAGAATCGCGGTAACAACAGATGGTTATGCACTCGTTAATCAAAACGATATTATAACTCAAACAGACTTGAATAACGAAGTTGTATTTACTGCAAAGGTCCATGAAGTAGATGCAGATTCAAACACTATTTTCTTGTCAGAATACATGGGACCTTACATTAACACTGTAAATAACGATATTTCTTTAGATTACACTAAGAAATTTGTTATTCCAACAGGACAGAAAATAGCCATAAATACACCAGAGGCAAACAATGTCGTAGAATCTTCATATACTCAAAGATCAGGATTAGTATATTTCATGGAAGACTTTATCGCGTTAGAAAGAACACCGGCCTCCAGAGAAGAATACAAACTAGTTCTAGAATTTTAAGGAAACCAGTAGATGCCTATTAATACAGATCTAAATATATCACCATATTTTGATGATTTTGATTTAGAAAAACAATTTTATAAGATCTTGTTTAAACCTGCTTACGCAGTTCAGGCTCGTGAGTTGACGCAACTTCAAACAATCCTTCAAAATCAGGTGGAGCAGTTTGGCGATAATGTTTACAAAGAAGGTAGCATTATTAAAGGTTGTAACTTTACAGAACTTAGCGATCTAAAGTTCGTAAAAGTAAATAACCCAGATAATTTTGATATCCAGACTTACAGACCAAGCCAGGAGGTGGCTGATGACCTCGCTGGTGATCCTACAGTAGACGTTGTGTATGAAATTGAAGGCCAAACTAACGGCCTTACAGCAAACATTATTTGGTCAGAAAGAGGCTTTGAAACAAGACCTCCTAACCTAAACACGTTCTTTATCTCATATAACAACGCTGTAGATACAACTACAAATACTCCGATTAAAACATTCATTGCCGGTGAAGTTTTAACAATTACAAAGAAAAGATATAATGGTTCTGTTCTTGTTGACACGACAGTTCTAACAAACGTAACTGGTTTGAGTGTTACGAACAAGCCTACTCCGGTTGGACAATCATTTGGTTTGCAATCGGCTTCTGGTGTTATCTTCCAGAAAGGTCACTTCCTCTTTGCTGACGAACAAACTCTGATTATTTCAAAATATGACAATAATCCAGATGGTGTTTCAGTTGGTTTTGAAGTTGAAGAAAGTATTATTCGCCCAGAACAAGACAACACTCTTTATGACAATGCTTCTGGATCTACAAACGAGAATGCTCCTGGTGCAGATAGACTTAAACTTGTTCCAAAGCTTGTTACTAAAACAACTTCATCTGCTGATCTAGACGCAACATTCTTTACATTGGTTCGCTATAAGAACGGTAACGCTGTTACTATTCGTGACGTTTCTCAATTCAATGCTTTGGGAGATGAACTGGCTCGTAGAACATATGAAGAGTCAGGTAACTACATCGTAGATAGAATGGATGTTGTTGTAGACAAACGCGGCGATGATCTAAAAGCTATCATAGGAAAAGGTTCTGCTTACGTAAAAGGATTTAGAATCGATCATAGAGGCGACCAAGAGCTTACTATTGATCAGATTGCAAATACTGTTGTTCATGAGAATCAAAGCATCTCAATCAATTATGGTGGATATGTTAACATTACAGATCTAAGCGGTACAGTAGATCTTGGTATGAATACAATGCAATTGCAAAACTCTGCTGGTACTCCTATTGGTTCTGCATATGCAAGAAATATTACAGAAAATCGTCTATATCTAAGCAATATTAAGATGACTAATTCAAACTTCACGTTTAAAGATGTGGATAGAATTAATGGCGATTCAGGCACAATCTTTATTGCAAACAACTCAATACTTCAAGACGTTAAAAATGCTCCGTTTATTTTTGACACAGGGCAGTTTAGTCTTAAGTCAATTACTGACATGACTATTCCTACGAGAGAATCTGTAGCAGTTGCTGGTATTACAGGAAACTCATTTACACTTTCTGATTCCGACATTCAAGCTGATGACTTCTCACCAGATCAGGCAGACCTAACGTTTGTCGATGCCGGTAATGATAAGATTAATATATTAAGTTTTTCAAGATCTGTCAACTTAAATGAGATCACAGTTAACCTTGATCCTGCAGACAACTCAGATCCTGCCGGTACTCTATATGTAAATACAAGATATACTGCGAATCCAAGACCGTTCGGTAAACTTGTGCGCAATGTTTATGTAAAGAACACTTATTCGGCTGTAGTAAATACGTACAGCCTTGGCTTCCCAGATGTATATGAGATTCTAGAAGTAACTGACAACACTGGAACAGATTACAGTGAAAGCTTTAGATTGAGAATCAACCAGAAAGATACTTTCTATGATATCTCATATATGGAATATATTCCAGGCAGACCAAAGCCAAATGCTGGTACGATTACAGTACGTATGAAATGTTTCGAACCGAATCCGGGCAGCGGTAAATACTTCTTTACGATCGATAGTTATCCTATCGACGACGAGACTGCTGTTTTGCCAAATGATAAATGTCGTTCATGGCAAATTCCAACATACTCATCTGGCAATAAAAAGATTTACAACATGCGCGAATGCATTGACTTTAGACCTCATGCAGACAAAAATGCTGCTGTTCAATATAGTCATACAACTCCTGCATCTGCCGGAACAATTACTCAGACTGTTGGTCAGCAAGCACCTCAGTTCTCAAGAACGGATTACCTACAACCTTGCTTGAATGCTGTTGCAACAGGTGACATTGAAACATATCTTGCTCGTGTTGACAGTATTATTGTAGATTCATTTGGTAGCATTAAGATTGTAAAAGGCGTAGAATCTGCTACTCCAGTTCCTCCTCAGGTAGGTGCTGATGAGATGGTAATTTCGCAGGTTACAATTCCTGGATATCCAGCTCTAAGTCCTAATGAAGCCGCGAACCAAAGAAAATTTGAGTATGCTGTAAGTGCTAAATCAAAAGGTACTCCTCGTTATAGAATGAGAGATATCGAAAAGATTGAGAAAAGACTTGAAGGACTTGAGTACTATATCAGCTTGAGCCAGCTTGAATCTTCTGTCGAGAACATGACAATTCTAGATGAAAATGGATTGACAAGATTTAAGAATGGTTATCTTGTAGATCCAATGAACGACAGTTCTCTTGCTAACCTAGAAGATACTGACTACAAAGCAGCGATTCATTTTAACAGAAAGATTCTTACTCCTGCAGTAAAAACTCTTCCAATGGATCTAAAGTACAAAACCAGTACGAATGCCACTATCTTCCCGAATACAGCAGATGCTGATGTTGCTACGCTTGAAAGAAATGCGCACGTTGAGCTACTTAACCAGCCTTATGCAACAAACTTTAGAAACTGCGTAAGTAACTTCTGGTCGTTTAACGGTACAGCAGAATTGTTCCCATCACATGATATGGTTCATGATACTGTAACAAACCCAACACGTTTGAATATCGATCTAGCAACACCGTTTACAAGCTTTGTTGAAGGATTACAAAGATATATTCCTCTTACTGATACTCAGTGGGGTGACGTTATTGGAAGTACTCAGATCGGTAACCCGAATGACTGGTTCCCAACACCAATTCAAGAAGGTACAGTTTCTACTATTGCAGCTCGAGAGAACGCTACTATCGACCAAAGAGTTGGTGACTTTGTTTCTAACGTACAATTCATGCCGTTTATTAGAGCAAGAGATGTAAATATTTATGTATCTGGTTTGAGACCAAACACTAAACATTATTTCTTCTTTGATGGTATTGACGTTAATCAAGACGTTGCGCCAGGTACTGCAGTAAATGCTACAAGAGATATTCAAGCATTTGGTAATAAAGGTGCTGATGTACTTACAGACGAAAACGGCGTATTGAGAGCCGTATTTAGTATTCCTGAAGAAACATTCTTTGTAGGTGAAAGAGTACTCTACATTGTTGACGTTGATCAGTACTCAAGTATTGCTTCAGGTTCAACATCTAGAGCTACTATCTCATATAACTCATATAATATTTCTATAGATGCTCAGTCTATGACTGCCTCTACAAGAACTGCAGAGTTCTTCCATAATGAAACAACGACAACTCGCAACCTGCCACGTAGAAGAAGACCTCGCCCGGATCCACCCGCTGATCCTCCAGGAAATGGCAACGGGGATCCACTTGCTCAGACATTCTTTATCAAGAAAGGTATGGGTGAAGGATCTAACAGTGTATTCGTTTCAAAGATTGATCTTTACTTTAAGAGAAAGTCAGAAACGAATGGTATTACTGTTATGCTTCGTGAAGTGGAAAATGGTTATCCAACAAATACAATCTTGCCTTTCGGTAAAGTACATTTGTTAGCCTCAGAAGTAAATGTTTCTGATACTTCAGATCTGGTTACAACAGTAACTTTCCCAGCTCCAGTAAGAATGGACATCGAGAAAGAATACTGTGTTGTTCTAATGCCTGATGCCAACGATCCAAACTATCTGCACTTTACATCTAAAGTTGGTGGCGCTGATCTTACATCTGGTTCTACAAATGGACAGGCTGTTGTACAAGACTGGGGTGATGGTGTTCTATTTACATCTACAAACAACAGAGCTTGGAGTGCTTACCAAGACGAAGATATCAAGTTTAAGTTGCACAGACATGACTTTAATGCTTCAGTCGGTTCTGTTACTATGACAAATGACGATCATGAATTCTTTACATTGTCAGATTGGGATGGTAAGTTTGTACAAGACGAGTATGTCTATCAGATCAAGCCTAAGCAAGGCGCTACAGTAAGTGGAATGACTATTAGTGGTACTACTGTAACTGCGGATTCCGGTGTTCTCGGTGATACATATGCCGCCGATGACTATGTTCTAATGGAAGATTCTGGAAACGTGGCTAAAGACATATTCAGAGTCGTAAGCGTTAACAGCAATACTGAAATGACTGTAGACAAACCAGCTCACTTTACAGTTGCTTCGGGTGAGCCTATCGTTGTAGGTAGAGTTTCTTACTACGATAAACTTGACAGAGCAGAACTTCATCTTAAAGGAAGCTCAGCAAGAACAAGTCGTGGGTTTGCAGCAGGAAGTATTATAGGACTAGCATCTGGTGTTACAGCAACGATTGCTACAATTGATGATATTAACTTGAGTTATATACAACCAATTGTTATGAAAGCAAATGACAGCATTACAAGAACACAGCTTAAAGGTACTTTTGTTCCTCCTGCTAATACAAGCACGACTTATCAGCTTCCAATGAGATTCGGTGATAATAACACATTTACTCAAGGTGTAACACTCTTTAGTAAATCAAATGATCCATCAAGATCGAAACCATTTGATATTACAGTAGAAATGTCGAATAGCTCAAACTCTACATCAACACCTATGGTTGATATGGACTTATCAGCTGCCATTGCTTATCAGTATATGACAGCTTCTACTGCAGCAGATACTTCTAAATATATCTCAAAACGAATTGAGTTGGCAGAAGATCTTGATGCTGAAGATATGGAAATCTTTGTTACAGGTTACAGACCACCAAACACCGATATCAAAGTTTATATCAGACCGCAGAATACATATGACGCTGCAGACTTTGATACTCTACCTTGGATTGAATTAGAATTGGTAGAAGGTGTGGGTGTATATTGTTCAGCGATTAATCAAAAAGATTATCGAGAGTACAAGTATAAAGTAGCCGACGCGAACAAAGATGCTAATGGAGTTCTTGAATATACAAGCACTGAAGGAGACTTTAGCGGATATAGAAAGTTTGCAATTAGAATTGATCTTATTGCAGATGATCTCCATCAAGTACCTATGGTAAAAGATTATAGAGGCATCGCGTTAACATGATACATCTAAAACGAGAGCAATCAACAGGCGCAGTTTTAAACACAGACAAAGCTGCGCTAAATAAATATAAACAAGAAAGAGCTTTATATAGAAAAGTTGAGCTCTTAACAAAAGAACTTGTTGTTGTTCGTGAAACTCTCGTTAGAGTAAATGAGCGCTTAGATCAATTAGAGAACAGATAAATGGCAAAATCAAGTATTACAAACATTACAACTACACAAACATTTCAAAACTGGTTTGATAAAACCAATGAAATGGTAGATTTGTTTAGAGCGGAAGTAGTAACCGCATCTGCTCTCGGTGACGACACCACGGGTAACGCTACTCTTGTGGGAACTTTTGAAGCAACAGATTTAAAAGCAAATGATGAACTTTTTTCAGATCACGTAAGAGCTTATAACTCTGCTAATAACGTTACATTCCACAATCCTATTACAATGAATGCTACAACAAATCAGAATCAACTTGTTCTGAAATATACAGCAGGTGGCCCTAGAATCGAACTTACAGATAATACCGACACATGGACTTTCGGTATGGAAGATTCTGTAAACACTGCTATTATATTAGACACAGGTTCTGGAGATCCTAAACTTAGACTGCTACCAAATGGCACTCTTCAAGTTGTAGATCTATACGTAAGAGATGATGTGGTAATTGAAGATGCGCTTACTGTTCGTGGAACATTTAGTGCAAATAATATCGTAACTCAAGGCGGTTCTGGTTCCTTTACTGGTAGCGTAATTGGTAACGTAACTGGTGATCTTACTGGAGACGTATATCATCCATCTCCAACAGGCGGAAACGGGTCAGGTAAAGTACTTGAAAATGGTGGACCTGCTGCAAATATTCCAGCGACTTTCTTCGGCAACGTTCAAGGTACAGTAAGCTCACTTATTAACCACGACACTGACGCGTTAGACGAAGGTACCGATAATCTTTACTTTACAAATGCAAGGGCACAAGGTTCTTTCTCAGCAGGAACAGGTGTTACATTTGGAGCTGCAGTAAATGATGTTGTTCCAATTAATATTGGTCAGGCAGTAGGAACAGGATCAAATGTAACATTTAGTTCGTTGGTTGTTAACAACGCCACTGACGCAAATCTGGGCACAATACAGGCCAGCGGAGATATTACAGCTTTTGCAAACATCTCAGATATCGCGATGAAAGAAAATATTAATCCAATTGAAAATGCTTTAGATAAAGTTTTGCAACTTGGCGGATACACGTTTAACTATAAGAGTAGACCGGGTGAAGAGATGACTGGTGTTATGGCTCAAGAAATTGAGAAAGTCGTACCTGGCATTGTATATAAAACAGTGAATCCTGATACTAATGAAGAAACTTATGCAGTTCGACATGGTAATCTAGTAGGTCTACTTATCGAAGCCATTAAGGAACTCTCAGCAAAAGTGGGGAAGTAAATGGCTATCAAGACTTCCGGCCCTCTTAACACTCAAGACATCGCCAACGAGTTTACCGGCACTAAGCCGCACTCTCTATCAGAATATGCTAGAGGAGGAGGTTTAGTACCTAATAAAAACCAAAACTCTGCTATCGGTCAGCAGGGCGAACCTATTGCTATGAGCCAATTTTATGGCGCTACAAGAATAATTAATCTAGCGTTTGAAGCATACGGCGGAGGCGGTGCTGGTGGTTCTGGTTTTGAAAACAATTCTGATATTGTAAGTCGAGCTGGATCTGGTGGACCTAGTGGTATCATGCTTATGTCAACCTTTGATGCTGCAGTAGCGGCAAACGGCGGGGTAGTACCATCACAAATAGACCGTGCGAATTTTCTCACTGCGTTTAACGTAACACGAGATGATGTAGCCCAGACTGATACTCAAGCCGGAGCACAATCTGGTCTTGGAGGAAATAACAACGCGTTTACAAGTGCGAATGCTACAGCGGGTGAAGCGTCACCATTCGGCGCAGGCGGGGCTGCAGCTGCTAGAAATACTGCAGGTGGCTCTGCACCTTGGGGACACTGGGGTGCAGGTGGCGGCGGTGGCGGCGGCGACCAAGGTAATGGAGATAACTACGAGTTCTTCGGTCTTATCAATAGAGGTGGCTCAGATGAGTGGGGTAAAGCCGGTGAAGGTGGTTTTTATGGCGGAAGATGGAACGGTACTGTTGATGTTGATGTAGAGGTTGATTATGTCGTACAACTCGGTAAAGGCGGAACTCCAGCATTCGCTGTAGGTAACCACGACGGCGGTTACGGAAATCCAGGCTACTTAAAATTTGACCTTGATACGGGTGCTGCTACTCAAATCTTTACCCCACCTGCAACTGGTGGTAATACTGAAAGAAATCAATCATATTATTTTGGTTTCCGTATAGAAAAGAATGGTTCAGTAACAAAATTTAGTGTGCCAACAGATCAGCCTGTTCCAGCAAATAGTATTAATACTACGTGGCGATTTAATGCAACAAATACGACTACTACAGGTCCTTTCTGTCGTTTTGGTTTCCAACTTAGATCAGACGGCACAACTGATAAAATTATTGAAAATTTGTCAAATGTAGGTGGAAGTAATGTTCCTGCGTTAGGTGATGTAATAGACTGGTTACAAGACGACATTGGTACAGGAAATGGCGACCGCTATGAGGTAAGATTAAATTACAGTAATGTTGTGCAGAACATTCCGCTTGCTGTAAACTCTCCGCAAACTCCAACTCTTTCTAC